TCANCAACTGGTGTTTCAACTACCTGTGGAGTTTCTTCAACTTCCACTTTTGTTTTCTTTTTTGCCATAATATAATATATAATAAAATTAATAAAATAAAGCCGAGGCCGAAGCCTCGACTTTTAAATAATGATTTACTTCATTAACATAAAGTTGTTAGCACCTTGTACTACTAAACATCTTTCAGTTAACATGTGTAATTGCATTGCATCAAGTGCAGATGTAGAAGCACCAACAGAACCAGTAACCCAAGTTTTCATTCTTCGGTTATCAGTAGCTGAAGCTCTAAATCTTACGTGTAAGAAAGGTCTCTTTAAGTTTCTTCCTAAAGCTTGATCGTAAACAGAAGATACACCAGCTGGTATAATAACACCTCTGATAGCTGCGCTACCCGCTCTGTCATTAATACCACCTCTTGTAGCTTTATCGTTTAAGTATCTGAAGTCAGACTTATAGAAGTCATAAGAACCTCTTCTAAATCCTGAGAAACCTAAGTTTAACGCCATATCTTCAGAGTTGTTAAATACACCGTAAGATGTACCACCAGCCCCGTAAGAGTTCATTGAAGCTAACATATCGTCAAAAGCAAGAGACGTAGCTCTGTTTACGAATAACATGTTTTCTTCAATAGCACCTTGCTTGTCAAACTCAGCTAAGATCGCGTCGAACTCAGCTAAATCAGTAGCAGCGTTAACACCAGTTACACCAGAAGTAACGTTACCCCTTGACTCGATAGCAGCAAATAAACCTTCAGTACCAGCTCCATCAAGACCAGCGTCAGCAGCACCTCTGATTTGTTTATTAGCAAAACCAATGGCAGAGTTAGCAACTGTTTTCTCAGCTTCTATCATAGCCATTTCTAAGTAATCTGTAAATCTAGATCTTGTATCAGCTTCTGCTTTTAAGTACCATAAGTAACCTGATTGTCCACCTTCTCCAGATATTTCAACCCAACCAATTCTTGAAGCATCAGATCCTGAAACTTCGTAATAATCTTTCATGATTATTGGCTTGTTGTTATACTGCTTAAACTGTGGCTCTAAAGCTGTTCTTCTGTCAGAGTTGTGAGTACCAGTAATATCAGAGTAAGACTGACCTTTACCAAACTCAGAACCTATAACTAATAAAGTTGCAGTTCCATCAGAAAGACCAGCAGCAGATAAAGTTGCTTCTGCATAAGGCTCAAGAGAAACTACAGCAGACTCAGGAGTTTCAACAACTAAAGCTTTAACTACAACACCAGCTTGTGCTATTAAAACCATATCGTTAACTCTTATACCATGAGTAGTTGTGATTGCGTTTGAATCAATATCAGTTTGTACTGTAAAAGTACCGTTAGTATCACCAGTAGCAACGATTGTTCCAACGTATGATAAGTGTAATCTTGACTGCTCAGACCAAATAACTTGATCAGATGTCATAGACTCTTCTGCTCCAACTTGTGATAAGAAACCAGAAATTGTTCTAGGTCCGAAAACCTCAGCTTCTTTCTCCATTAAGTCAGGCAGGTATTGTTGAGCCCAACCTGCGGTGTCAGTGCTCGTAAAATCAATATAATTTGAAGCAAGAGTCTGCTGTTGTGGAGCAGGCACCTTGTTCAAAAGATTTCCATTTGTAATTGCCATTTTTTAAATTTTAAATTTGTTATTTATTGTTTTTAATTTTAAACTTAAAATCAGAAGAATTATCGCCTAGTACTTTTACTTTTATTCCACCCGCTTCTATTTCACCATGACTTTGCCTTGGTTTCATATCTACATTTTTAGATTTAGCAACACTATTTTTTATAGCGTCAGCTTTACCTTGCTCATAAAAGTGTCTAGCAACAGCATCCGCGTTCATCGCTGTAAATAAAGATTTGTGATAACCCACAGCATCTGATAATGTAGAATTTTTATCTAAAAACTTTTTAGTAAAATTATTTATATCGCTTTGAGTTTGTTTTACTTCATTAACATTGTTAACATTAAACCTATATTTTTTATCACCGACGTTGTATTCAAAACCTTTGAACTTGTCGTTAAAAACTTGATTAGTTTTTTGTGTAAAAACATTAGAGTTTCTTTCAACTGTTTTTTTATTCTCTTCCGACTCTTTGTTATATCTATTAAAAAAATCCCAAGCTTTTTGTTGTTCAGGTGTAAGCCTTGAACCAGCTTTAATTTCTTCATAGTATTTAGACTTTTGCCCGTCTAAGTAGGCTTTAGCGCTGGCAACTTGCTCTTTAAACGCTAATTTTTTTCTTTTTATTTCTCTTTCAGTATCTTCTTCTTCGTCTACTGAAAACGTATCTTCCATTAAAAAACTAATCTCTTCGTCTGTAAGATGTTTTTTAGTTTGCTTATAATATTCTCTTAACAAGCTATTGTCATCGTAACTAGAGTAATCTTGATTTAACCTGACATAATCTTCAACAGTACCACCAGTTTCTTCCATGAAGTCAACTAGTTTTTGTATATTGTCTGGTAATTTTTTACCTGTTTTTTGAGCTTCAACTATAGCTTCTTTAGTTTCTGCAACTAATTCTTCTGCTTGCTCTTCAACTTTTTCGTCTGTTACTTCTTCAAGAGTGGGTTGTTCATCTTGAACGGAGCTGGTGACTTCTTCTCCGGTAGGTTTTTCATCTGTTGCTTCGACGTTTTCTTCGAGTACTTTTTCGCTAGTCTCGGGTTCGTCGCGTACAGGAACCTCATCTGTGCTTTGCTCTCGAACGGCATTTTCTTCTTTTTTTGGTGGGTTATTTAAATCTACTTTTGCAACGCTGTCATCGTCAGCGCTTTTAAATTTTGTTTCTTCAACTGCTTGCACAGTTTCTTGAGTAGTTTCCTCAACTACGTTTTCTTTATTTTCTTCCATAATATAATATAATAATAATTAATAAATCTATCTAGGTTCAAAAGACTCTAAATTAAAGCCGCCTCCCATTATATCATTACCTGCAGATTCAAAGTTTTTAGGTGGTTTACCTGTTTTTCTTTGATCTATAAGCTCACTTTGTTGAGTAGCTTGAATTTTAGTTCTTTCGTCTTTTCTATCTTCTTTTTCTTTTTCTCTATTTTTCATACCTTGAGTTTCAACTCCTTTTAACTGCATGTTGTACTGAAACTCTAAGTTCATTAACTGCTTTTTAAGCTCTGCTTCAGCTATCATTTTTTGACTTTCAAGTTGAGCTTTAGTTTGTTCTAATGTAATTTTTGATTGTGTTAACGCTTGTTCTTTTTGAACTTCTATTTGAGCAGCTACTTGTGCTGCTTGAGAGTTAGACTGTGATTGAGCTTGTATGTTTTCAAGCTGTACTCTTCTATCGTTTTCAAGCTTTTTATTTCTACGTATTTTTAAAAGCTGATTAGCGAGTTTTATATTTTTTATTTCTCTAATATCAATAGCATCTTCAAGCTCTATATTTTTTTGTTGTAAAGCCATTTGTATGTTATTTTCTAATCTAGCTCTTTCTTCTTCGTCTGGTTGTAATTCTATAAATATACCAAAGTCATATAAATACAAGCTAGCCATTTCTTCTAATGTAGCAACATTATGAGAACCTACAGTTTCTATAAAAGCTTCTTTTGTTGGTGAATATTCTAATATATCAGATATTCTAAGTGATAGCTTTTCAGCTGTTTCTGCAGTTAAAAATAAACCTGAATCTAATATATGTCTAGTAGCTGTATTACTATTTGCAGCTGCTAATTTTTGTATACCAACTAAAGCGTTTTTATCTGGTGTACTACCATCTCTTGCTTCATTAAGTCCAGTTACATCTCTAATCATTTGTAAGTAATAATTATAAGTTGTAATTAAACTTTGCATTTTAGCACCACCATTGCTAGAGTTTATTTCTTGTATTGGTACTTTACCAGGATTTATATCACCGTCTTGCGTAAACGATCTACCAATAACACTACCTGTTTGAAAAAACATGTTTAAGGCTTCTTGTGGATTATAGTTTGTGCCATTACCTAAGTCTATTTCAGCTAGACCATCAGCATCAAGATACACACCGTCTGGTATTAACCTAGACATAACTTGCTGCAGTTTTAAATGCGTAAGCTGTATCATATCAGCAAATCCAGTAATACGTTTAACTAAACTTTCTATTTTACCGTTATACATACGTGGCGCTACTATAGAGTAATTCATTTTTACTTTAGTATAGTTACTTTTTGGTCGCATCATGTTTTTAGCCATTTCCCATCTAAGTAATCTATCAGTACCTAGTATTAAAGCGCCTTCATATAAAACCTCTATAGATCTTAATAATTTAGAATAATCACCTTGCTTATCATTAGGTGGGTTAAAAGTATCATCTTTTTCTATAACTTTATCAGCACCCGTACCTGTTTCTTTTACTTTGTAAACTTCGTTCATATAAGTTTTATAATTAAAATATAAAACTTGTATTTTATTTGTATCTTCTTTATCAGAATTATATCTGCTTCTATTACTGTTTCTATAATAAGATTTATTACTCATTATATCTTGTAAATCTTCTTCTTCTAAAAACGGAAATTCTTTAGCAAGCTCGTTAACAGGTATAGATTTAACTTCACCAACATAATATATATCATCAAAATAAGGTGAGTCTGTGTAAGAGTAAACTAAATCTACAGGATCTACATATTTTATAGTAACACCTTCAGATGTGTTAAAATCAGTTTTTACAGCACCAATACCTAACACAGCTAAATCATAATAAAATCTTTTTTGTATTAAGTCGTAATTATTACCTTCAAATAAAGTATTTATTGCTTGTTCTTCTGCAAGTTCTATAGCTTGCTTATAACTTAACTGCATGTGTACCTGTAACTCTTCTGTAGTTTCAGGTAAATCAACATCAGTAACTTCTCTAGTAGACATACCAAAAAACTCTTCGTTTTCTTGATCAAAATCTTTTAACTCCATGTCTGTTAATAACGACTCCATGTAGTTTGTTCTTTGACTTATGCCGTTTGGTGATTGTGAGTATGCTTTTATATCATACATCCTGTTTGACATACCATTAACAACTATATCAACAAACTTTGATATTATAGGTACTGGTGTCCAGTCTAAATTTAAATAAGATAAATCACCGTTTATAGATAATTCATCTTTATATTTTTGTATTGATTGTTCTCCTCTTGCATATAATCTTAAATTATGAAAATCGTTATAGTTGTTTCTATATCTATTATTATTGTGATCATCATTAAACCACTCTGTTTCTATAGCTTTAGCAACTTTTAAACCATAATCATAGCTAAGTTTCTCAGCATCACTAACTGTTTGTTTTGGAAAATAACTGTTAGAATATCCCATATTTACTTTATTATTTGTGAAGTGTTACCAGTGTTTCTATATTTAGAAATACTTATATTTAATTTTGTTTTTTCTTTTACAGCGTTAGGCGTATATAAATTTTTATTACAAGCCATAACAGCTAAACCGCTACTAATAGTAGCATCATATTTTGTTCTTTTTGTTATATCAAATCTTGACCAATCATTTAAAGTTCTATTAAAATATATATTACCATAATTACCATCACCTAAATTACCAACATGTTGTTGAATATACATTTCAATAGCCGCTGCGTGAGCTTGTTTTATATCTTCGCTAGTATTAGGTATACCACCTATTTCTTTTTCTGCTGTAGATAATTTATTCCAAACTTTATCAGGTCTGTTCATACTATAACCTCTATAACCTCGACGCCTTAAATAATATAATAGTCTTGGTTTATTGTTCTCTGCAAGTATTGGCATACCATAAAACACTAAAGCCATTAACACATCTTCAAAAAATATTTCAGCTGTTTGTGGTCTAGCTATATATTCTAAGAAAAAATGATTTGGCGGCGCGTCTTCCATACTAAATTTAGTTAAACCGTGTAAAGCACCTTTTGAGCCTTTACCATCTACAGTACCGCTAATGTCGTAGCTATCGCAGCCAAAAGCGCCCATATAATCGTTGCCAGGGTATTTGCTTCCATTTTTTAATATAATTTTATTTTGTAAACGATTTGGTGGTACCCAGCTAATATGAAACCTACCTTTTGGATCTGGATAAAATATAACTTTAGTATCTTTTACACCGTTAATCCACTGAAAGTTACCTACACTTACAGCACCTTTTGTTTCTTCGTTATAATCTATTTGTTCGTATATTTTAACTAAATTAAATATACTATTTTTTGCTTCATCTCTAAACGCGTGTTCTTCAGTTCTTGGAAACTGTCTGTAAAA